ATGGTCAAAAGGTAATGAAGAATCAAGACGACTTCAAGCAATCATTCAAGAAGACTCATTGATGACAAGAATGTATTTGGCTTATTCGGATTATATGTTTAAACCATTGGAAGAAAGAGAAGGTTTGGAAAGACCTCAACTCAAGGATTTTTTAAATTGAGATTATTAGAAGAAAGCTACGGAGATATAAGAATATTCTCTGAAAGACCGTATGGATATAAAAGGTATATCGTTGACTACGGTGATGGACATCAAACGATGTATAGTGGCTTATGGTACAAATTGAATAAAGTAAAAGAAATAGTTGAAAAGGAAATTGCATCACGCTCTATATAAAATGGTTACCAAAGATTTAACAAAAGAAATAAAGTCTGAGATCAAAGAACAGTTCAAAGAAAGTACTATGACAAGAACTGGTCGACTTGCGATGGAGCTTACAGCTGAACGAGCAAGATTAAGACAGGAGATGGAAGAATTACAGGTACAGGTTGAAGACCTAAGTCCTGCCACTCCAACAGGTACCATTGATAGTTATATTAAATGGGCAGCAACCATACTTGCAGTCGCAGGTGTGTTTACGCAAAGCGCAGGTTTTATTTTTGTAGGTAAAGTTGCATATGCCTTGAGTTCAATTGCTTGGACTTATGTAGGACATTGTTGGAATGATAAAGCAATTATGATTGGTAGTGCAATAACAGGAACTGCCGTTCTATTAAATTTAACGGATTATATATGAGTGAAGTATTTGTATTTGATGTAGATGGTACACTAACAGAATCAAGACTTAGAATAGATTCAGAGTTTCAATCTTTTATGTTAGAATTTTGTAAGGACCACGATGTATACCTCATTACTGGATCCGATCGTCCGAAGACCTTTGAACAATTAGGCTTTGAGTTATACGATGCTTGTAAGGGAGTATGGCAATGCAACGGTAACGAATTCTGGGAAGGATCTAGGAGAGGTGAAAAGAAAGACTTTAATATGGATTACGAATTCAAAAAGTTTCTTACAGACAAAGTTAACTCAAGTAGATACCCAATCAAAACTGGTAGTCATATCGAAGAACGAACAGGAATGGCTAACTTTTCAACAGTAGGACGTGGTGCTACATTAGAACAAAGAGCCGATTATTATAAATGGGATAAAGTTAACCACGAACGCATATTACTTTGTGAAGAGATTAATAGAGAATATCCAAAGCTTATGGCTTCAGTCGGTGGAGAGATAAGTATTGATATTGCTATAAGAGGAAATAATAAGTCGCAGGTCGCAGATATCCTAAATAAAAAATACAATCACATTCATTTCTTCGGAGATAGAATGGATTATGGAGGCAACGATTATCCGTTAGCCACAACAATAGAACTAGGACAGATGGGAACAAACTATCCCGTTAGTTCTTGGAACGAAACTTGGGAGAAGTTAAATGAAATTAAGAATTAGATATAGGCACGAAACAAATGCCGATACAGAACTGGAAGTTGTAGGTTGGCAATACGCAAGACCTAGTGGTGAACTTAGTGAAGAACACGACGAATCACGAACTTACATTCGCAGGATAGACGATTATATTATCGACTTTCCAACAGCAAACATTATTGAGACAATTGAAATAGGATAATATGATACGTAGTGATAGAGGTGAAAGGAAGCTAGATTGGTATGTCAAATGGATGGCATCAATGTTAGTTATGACAGCAATATGCGCAAGAGCGGCAGGTCCTGAATGGAGGGACATTGATTTAATCGCAGGTACGATAGGTATTGCTTTATGGTTATGGGTATCATTACTATGGGAAGATAGAGCACTTATATTATTAAATGGTGTTTCCTTCTTTGTACTTTGTGTTGGAATATTAAAAGAATTTGGACCACTCATGCAAAAGTTTCAGTTAATTGCATGGATGATTGGATAAGGCAAGCGGCTGTAGTTCAGCTGGATAGAATATCGGTCTACGAAACCGAAGGTCATAGGTTCGACTCCTATCAGCCGCGCCACTATTGACATTCTCTAAAAAGTTTGTTATAATAGACACTACTGAAAACAATTGGAAATATTATGAAGAAGCCAGAATTGGAAAATTTGATTAAAGCACTGAAAGAAGGTGTTGTCACTGTTGTATTTAAAAAGATTAATACTGAAGAGATTCGTGTTATGCCTTGTACCATTAACGAAACTATTCTTGAAGAGAATGGTATTAAAGTTGGTATAAAAGATATTGATGCTGAGTCAGATCATATTGCTGCTTGGGCAATTGATAAAGAAGCTTGGAGATCATTTAGAATTAATACAGTAGTATCATGGGAGGTAGGTATACCTTCAGGAGCAAGTAATGGCTAAGTTCCCACCTAAAGAAAAATGGCACGACGGCGTTAGAATGCAATTTGACTTTAAAGATTATATTTTATCAGTTGTAAAATTTACAGGATCCTACGGTTGGAAAAAAGGACTGTGGGAAATTGCATTTATGGATAGAACGACTGAAGACTTTGTTGAGCCACCAGTTGAACTAGATTTTATGAAAGAATATTCCTACTCAGGAGACGTTGGTATTTACGGACATTTAAATGACCCTGACCTCGATAGAGTAGTACAAGCAATGGAGAAATTGGATAATGCCGATTAAATTAAGACCAAGCCAGGTGGTCAAAGATAGAAATACTGGTAAAACTACAATACAGCATACTTATGCAAAATCAATGCCTCTTGCAGAACTATTAGAAATGTATACAAGATCGAATACAGTACCTAAAGTTAGACAAAAAGTTCGTAACGAGCTTGTTAGACGTAAGGCTGATATTCCTGTATTGGAGAAATAAATGTTTGACTATATAGATAAGTTTCTTGATGATCTAAGTATTTGGTCGATTAGAGGACTTATTATTCTCGGTATAGCATTTTGGATTTTCATGGCTATAATGGTTATGCACAGTTTAGTAACAAAGGATCCTGTTGTTGGAGAAACATATCATGGGATCATAATTCGCGAAAGCGATTTGGAGACGGAAGAAGATGAGTAGGACGGCAAGTATTAGGAGACAACAAGTTAGTGGTACTAATGCCTCAGGCAGCGGTGGCCCAGATACAATGTATGTTGTGGACCTTATGGAAAATGGCCAAGTTGTTGAGACAAGAACATTACCAGGTAAAAGTGAATCATACGCAAGAGATGTTGTTGAAAATTGGGAGAATGGATTAATTCAGCTTCTTATAGATTAATAAATAATTAATCAATAGGAGAGTTAGAATTGAGTAGACTACAAACAAGCGGTGCGATTTCACTAGCTGATATTAGAAATCAGTTTGGTGGAAGCTATCAGATGTCGCAATATTACCGTGGTGGTACTAATGCTACATATGTGCACAGTTATGGTTCAGGCCATAATACTAATGTTCCAACAAGTGGAGCAATTGATTTTGCTGACTTTTACGGAGCTCATCGTGGTTGGCATATTATTTGTGGTCAGATAAATTATGGTTCAGCAATTTCCAACTGGGGGTACTCAAACGGACAGGTCATTGGAGCAATGGGTTCTTGTGCTCCAAACAACTATCGTGGAGCTGTTATTGCTGGAATATATCGAGTAAGAACAACCTTTAAAGGAACTCAACATTCTCAAGTAATCTATATGAGAGGTAATAGAGCTCGTAATTGGTTTAATCGTTATACTGATGGAAACTTTACTTTATATACTTCTAATGCTTCTCACTTTTATAATTCAAGCACTGGATTAACTGGTTGGATTTGGGGTCAATCATATGTTAATAGTACGGCACCTTATTCAAATGGAGCTACTATTTCTCCAGAAACAATTCAATAGGAAATTTTTATATTATGGCAATAAGATTTGATTTAATAACAGAAATTAATGATGCAGACTTCAACCGATTGTTTGATGATTGCATTGATAATTTAAATAGCGGAAGTTATCCTTGGGTAGACACTCCTGTCGGCGAAGGTACTAACGAAGAAAAACGCGCATACCTTAGACAACAATTCCAATCTCATTTAGATTCAGCTGATACAGGCGGAGTTCTTTTTGTATGTTCAGAAGATGGATACGCACTTACATTAAGTTCAGGTTTTGTAGAAGGTACTCACTTTCTTGGTACGATGTTATTAATTGGTCGTAATCAAGCAGGAAGTAAATCCTTTATGTACTCTGATGAATATCATGTAGCAAGAGAAGCGTTTTGGGATGAAGTAAATTATTTAACATGGGACTTTCAAACATTAGGTGCAGGTACTGCATTCTTTGACCATGTAGCAACTGTTTATACTGATACGGTAACAAACAATCCGACTTGGATTCAGAACGCTCGATTTGAACGTGATAAAGACGGAGATATGGCTGGTGAAATTGTACCTGGTGAAGCAAACACAAGTATATACCCAGCGCATTCACTACAAGAAAACGAACTCGGTAATTCAGGACTTAAAATGGTAGTAGCAGAACTTATACCAGAAAACGGAGCACCTGACGAACCTGAAGACGATCCTGAAAGATTACTATGGGCTGCAGGAACCCACCCAGACCAACAACCACCAGAAGAGGAATAGATTATGGCAAATTATAAAGGCAACAATGTTGAGACACTAACACATTCAAAAAAGGTAATGTTAGATAGAGCATCAGAAGGATTCAATGCAAATTCTGAAGGACCATTCAAAACTGCACTTGATAAAATGGAAGGAGTGTTCAGAAAAGAACTCGTCAATTATAAAGTACAAGATGGTTTTCTAGTTAAAGAAGTTTCTGTTAGAGATTTCAGAGATAACGATTACCATGATACCACAACGGTTCAAAGAATCGCAAAGGTACAGGAATAAAAAAGGGGCATTGCGCCCCCTTCCTTTACTTTTTAGTCCAGGCTTGTGCACCAAAGAATGCAGCAACAATACCAGCAACAGCAATAAAATATACTCCTGCCATATCGCCTAAGATATCAGCTGCCTTTTCATAACCGACCACATTAGATCCGATTACTAAAACAGGATATGCTAACATTCCATATAATGAGAACCATGCCATCTTACGTTGAGCATCTCTCATTGCGTCCTGATCTTCGAGTTCCTTTCTTTTAAACTCTAGATACATTGCCTCTTCAGCTTTGGAAACTTTGCCGTCTCCATTTGTATCAGCAGGATGATGTCCGCTTGATTTAATTTCTTCGCTCATTAGTCTTCCTTCTTCCATATAGTCCATGCACCGTACGCAATAAGACCCCAACCAATTAAGCTTGTTGGTATTAAAATCATTACAATTCCACCGCCGATAGCAACTGCTCCGTCTAATGAAGTTCTTTCTTTTAATCTATCTTTTAACCAATCCATATCTTTCTCCTTTAAAATTGAACAGATATTCCACAACCGCAAGAAGCTTTTTCTGCAGGATTCATTATCTTAAACTGCTCGTTAAGACCTTCTTTAACAAAATCTAAAGTAGCTTGTGTTAAATAGGGTTTACTATAAGAATCAACTACAACTTTAAAATTGCCGTATGATTCTATATGATCATTATTATTAATTTCTTCAGCCCACTCAAAAATATACTCAAACCCAGTACAACCACCAGGAACAAGACCAACTCGTATAAATTGCTTGCCCTCTGCCGTTGCCTTCTTAGACGCTTGAGATATTGCTGCATCAGTTAACCTAATCACTTCCGTTTCTTTTCGATTTTATCAAGACGTTTGTTGATATCTTCGATAAGTGATTTAAGTTCAGTTGCTCCACCTGGTTCAATTGGTGCATGAGCAATCTTTTCCATAAACTCGATTCTTGTTTCTAGATCTTCAATCTTGGCAACGATTTTAGGATATTTCTTTCTCCATAGTTCAGGGTCAGTTTGTAACCAAGTCCATCCCCATCGTACTGCCAACATTTCTAAGAACGCATCAAATTTAGCAACTCCCCACTGAGCCATTCTTGTATCCTTAAACCAAAATAAGAATGCTGCACCAGCTATTGAGCCAAGGATTGCTGTATAGATCCATAGAGTATCGTCCGTTAGTCTCTCTAAAATGTCCATTAGTTATCCTTAGTATATTTTGTATAGTTATCCATTGAGTGGTCTGAAAGGCCGTCAAAAGGCTTTAATTTGATCCACGAGGTAACAATTCCGCGGACTTTATCTTTTAACTTTCTCCACCAAGCAAGGTTCTTAATTATACCATTATAGTTAAAATACATTACTTGACCGTGATGTCGATAACCCATAAACCAAGGTGGTATAACTGTTACGAGGTCATTGTTATTTACAAAACGATAATGTTCTAGGTCAGCACACTCTTTTACGAATGCAGCATTACCAACTCTTGGAGAACCAAAAGTATATAGAACGGGTTTGTATTCGAGTAATCTTGAAGCAGCAATTGTTGCCATTGCTCCACCTAATGAATGTCCACAAATACTAATCTTTTTCTCAACGTGCTTGACTAGTACTTTAGTAATATCTTCCCAGATATCATCTATTTCGTTTTGGAATCCATTGTGTACCCAACCACCAACCTGCGCTTTATCAGGCCAAATGTTGAGATCTGCTTTAAGATCATTGAGTTCTGTAGGTTCAGTACCACGGCAACATAAAACAAACTCTTCTTTGTTCCATACACAATGGGCTTGTGCACCGTCATGGTCAATAAACTTATGACCGGTATAACCTAACTTTTTGAATAATGGTTTTGCGTCTTTACCATCTTCATAGGCAATCTTTGCCATTTCGGCTTTCTTTTCAGCCTCACCTTTTACATCACAAAATTGTACTTTGTTATTCATAGTTTCTCCTACTGAGATATATACAATTGAGTTCAGTAATTATTTATAAATAGTTTCGTATACAATATGAATTTTAATAATGGAGGTCCATCAGTGGCAAATAATCTAAAAGAATTAACAAGACAACATCACGACAACGCAGAAAGAACAGAATTTGCTGATATGTTATTATCAGGTCAAATCAGCCCCAAGTTATATCAAGAATATCTACACGCACAGTTACAAAACTATATGGTTTTAGAATCAGCCGTTGAAGTGCCAATGGAATTAGAACCTATCTTTAGATCAACCTTAATTGAAGAAGATCTTCAAGAACTAGAATCAACATATGATCTTGATGAAATTGAAGATAACTTCGAGTCAACACTAGAATATAATAAACATATCTTATCTTTAGCAGAGGAGGAAAATAATGAAGGTCTTCTTGCTCATCTATACGTGCGTCATTTTGGAGATGCTCATGGTGGACAAATCATCAAAAGAAACGTACCTGGGTCGGGTCTTATGTATGAATTCGAGAATAGAGCAGAACTTATTAAGAGTGTAAGAGAGCTATTACATGACGGAATGGCTGACGAAGCAATGAACTGTTTTGAATACGCAGAACGATTATTCCATGAGCTTATGGAAAACTATAGAAACAACTCTGATAATTACGAACCTGAGAATTATACAATGGCTCGTAAAATGAGAAGCTGGGATGAAGCTGATGATTGAGTCGGTTCTATTCGACAAGCTTAGAGAATTGGCAGGAGACTTAGTTTCTTTATTTGATGCTAAGATGACAAGAGTCGAGAATCCAAAGCATATAGCAGATCTTGATGGATGGACAGATTGGTTTTGGGAATCAGATTCAATTCGTAAAGGTCACTTAAAGATTATTGAACCGGTAGGTAAAAACAAATTATGGTTAATGCATATCAATCTGTTTCCTGCTTATGGTACAAACCTTCCAATCTTCGGATTAGATATAGTCGCAAATCCTAAAAAGATTTCTGGTTGCTTTTGTGACTACTCTCCACTTGACGATGACAATACTGTATTCTCAGATAAGTTTCGTTTAGAGACAAAAGATCTAACATGGACAAGAGCAAGGGAAATGCCAGACTGGGCTCAAGAAATATTCTCAAAGGATATTGTTGGTGCAGGTAGTATTCGTGAAGGAGAAGAAACAGAACAGCTTTGTAACATGGCTTGGAGACTTGCTCAATTTTATACAATGGAAATGGACAATCCTGTTCATAAGAAAGGTTGGCGTAATACATTAGTACAGCAGAACAAATATTGTCATAACCAAAAGTTAAACAAAATGCTTCATAGCTCAATACTCTCAATGGGTATCTCCGAAGAACGTAAGAATCAGTATGTAGAAAACGTTCTGTTTGAGGAATGTTAACGTATAACGAAATGTAATATAATCTATTACTAAATATCAACTAAAATTATTCTTGTTTTCTCTTCAGCTTTGTATATATAATTGCTGTTACCAGTGGTAACATAATTTTAATATACGTATAATTCCAAGAAGGAGAGAAATGACCACTTCGCAATTTGTTGTCGAATTGAAAAATAATGAAAAAGTCTGTAAGTTCTGTAACGTAGTACAAGCCTGTACACTAGTATCATTCCCAATCGCCCTACCGTTCTTCATCATAATGATGTCATCATATTCTTAATAAATAGATTGACATCTAACTAAAAACTTGATATAATAGATCTGTTCAATGCAAATAGCGTTGAACGGATTTATTTACACAAAACAAAAAATAACTATTGACATATCACGTTAACTAGTATATAATACAAGGTATACATGACAAAAAAAGAAACTAAGGAAACCACTGATATGTCCGTTGTTGCTCTAACACCAGATAAAATACACCACGAAATAAGTAGACACATTTCAAAAGGAGTACCTTATATTGACGCTCTTTGCCATTTCGCAGATAAGAATGGTATTGAAATTGAAACGATTGCGCAGATCGTAAAGAAGAGTTCGGTACTGAAAGAGAAGATACGGACTGAAGCAGTTGACTTGAGAATGGTGAAGAAAGAAGATGAACAAGATATCACAGACTTTAGTAAGTGATGATTCGTTTAATACTTATGTTAAATTTCTGGCATTAAAGAAACATTTTACAACGGACAATTACGATTACTTTAAATATAATGGAAAGGTACGAGCAAATCTTGATACCTTTATGTCGCGAAACGATGCATATTCGTTCGCAAAATTATCGAAAAAAGAGGACCCACAAGGTCTAATTTTGAGTAATCTTTTAATAAATAAAAACATCTGGGTTCGAGATTTACTCGACAGTGAAGGAGAAGCCAGATACACGAATTGGAGGAAGAGGATAGAATCATTAGGTTATATCTTCAAATCCGAGCTTGCTCATCTTAATGATGAATACAAGCGAAACTTTATATCAATAGATGGACAACATCCTTTGGTAATGACTCTGTTATTACAGAAGAAGATTAGTTTGGAAACATTTACTATTCTTTCTCATCAAGCGAATATATTTTCGTATTGGAGTGAAAAAGTAGTTGACAAACACGTATCTTTTGATATAATAAACAAATCGCGAAAGTATAAACCCTTTCTCGATTTTGAGCCGAAACGATTTCAAGAGTTAATCAAGAATCATTTCGGTATTTAAATACTACGCAATATAACGCTATATATAAAGGAGAACTAATTATGGCACTAACAGACTTTTCTTCACTTAAGAAGAACCGTTCGAAGACTCTCGACAAGTTGAATTCTCAACTCGAAAAGATTTCTTCAAAATCATACCAAGACCCTAACGCAGGGAAATTCTGGAAACCTACAAGAGATAAGGCAGGCAATGGCTTCGCAGTCATTCGTTTCCTACCCGCCTCTCAAGGTGAAGAGATGCCTTTCGTAAGGATTTGGGATCATGGATTCCAAGGACCTACAGGTCTATGGTATATCGAAAACTCTCTAACCACATTAAATCAGGATGATCCTGTTTCTGAGTTTAACTCTAAACTTTGGAATAGTGGTGTCGAGGCTGACAAAGAACAAGCACGTAAACAGAAGCGTAGGCTGAAGTATACTGCTAACATCTATGTAGTCAAAGACCCAGGCAATCCTGAGAATGAAGGTAAAGTATTCATGTATCAGTTCGGTAAAAAGATCTTTGATAAATTGAATGATCTTATGAACCCAACGTTTGAAGATGAAGAACCAACCAATCCGTTTGATCTATGGGAAGGTGCAAACTTCCGTTTAAAGATTAGACAGTTTGAAGGTTATCCGAACTACGATAAATCTGAGTTCGATCCTGCGACTCCATTGTCTGAAGATGATGAAGCATTGG